GAAAACAAATTGGATTGCTGGTGCCATCAAAAAGCCAGGAGCATTGAAGAAAGAATTAGGCGTCAAGAAGGGTGAAAAGATTCCTGCCAAGAAGTTGGCTGCCGCTGCCCGAAAACCCGGTAAAGAAGGCCAGCGTGCTAGATTGGCCGAAACCCTAAAAGGATTTAAGAAATGAAAGAACGCACATTAAAACGAACATCAGCCGATAAAGATCAGAGCCAGGAACATTACCTGGGACGCTTTGCTGGTAATCCACATTCAGCCGCCAATGTCAATGCACCACAAGGACCGCGTCGTGGTAATGAAGGTGCCCATCCGGCCAAGCGTGGCAACTTCCTGGATGCCAAAGAGGAGCGTGCTCCACTTGCTGATTCGGTTATGGCAGCATTCAGTAGCCGTGCAGCGGAATTGGAAGCCAATCCTGGCGAACACGAAGTCGCCGGAAGCGGTGGCATTGACTCGAATAGCCAAGTCAAGAGATTTGCTGCTCGCAAGAACAGATACAAAGATTAAATTATTCTGATCGGGTCGCCAGGATCTGAGTCGGGGTCGTCATAAACCTCGTTATACCTTAATATATACTGGCGACATATTATAAGGAAATGAAATGAACCCAACGGTTAAAGAACTAATATTTGGTATAGTATCTTGGCTAACACCAAATCCCATCAAACGCTGGCAAATACGCCCAGCATTACGAGAATTAAATCAACTAATCGAATTACGCAACCGGGCTGTGAGTCCCAGCATTGATTCGATTCGTGATGAACTGATTTTGCAAAATGGTCCCAGTTTGGATCGAACACGAATAGCCATTACCGCAATGCTTGAACAATATCGTCGTGAAGTCACACACTGGCGTAGGCTAATAGCCGAAAAAGAACTGGCTGCCGAAAGACGCAAAATAATTGATCAACTCATCGATCAACAAGAGCGTAATTTTTTAATTACAGAAGATTTAACAAAGGAAATGAAATGAAAAAACTCACCCCACAAACCGCCGCAAATCCTTGGGATAACACCGGCCCTGCTACCCAACATACTGACGCTGAAAAAGCACCACCACAAGGTGCCATATCACCCCCAAAACAGAACCAGAAAGAGTCAAAAACCGACACTTCTGAACCCTTGTATGACCTGGAAGGCCTAATGACGGACTTCCCAACTGCAAAGGATTTGGAGAAGTTTGTATTCGATCAAACTGGCTTGGTATTAAACCTAAAAGGTCGTAGCAACAAGTTCAAGTATCAAACTGCAATGGATGTGTTAAACGGTGCCAAACCTGAAAACTACCTGTTGGGATCCGAAAACCCATACTTGGACAAAAACGATATTGTTCCGGTTGATGAACTAAAGAGTCTGCCCCCAAGGCCCCCAGAAGTTGTCGGAGTACCGCACGTGGCATCGTTTATCAGCAAACAGTTTCCACATCCAGATCCCGACTTCAAGAGTCAAGGACAAATGTGTGAAGTTGTGTTTCGCAAGTATATGAACAATGCCATCACTTACGAAATCATTGGACCCTTGGCACCGCGTGCCGTAGGTGTGCGTGTGAATAAGTTCGGCAAAGAAGTTCCAGAAAAATACACTTGGGTTGATCCCCGAACAGGCGAACAATTGATTCGCGACAGTGCAGGTCGCTACACTCCAATCGGTACTAGACTGCGTGCCTCTATGCAAAAGCGTAAGATCAACAAGAGTGATTATTGGACAATGTGGATTGACCGTGACTTTGTTATGACCAGCGATATGGTCAATTCAGATGATCCTTGGTTGTCGTAATGGATCCAGTAGAGCGACAAACACTCAGTATCAAACAAACGCAGGACATAAAAATCCTGCAGAAAGTCAATGCGGCCCATAGGGAACAATTCCCAGAGAAGTTCCCTCGCCAGACTGAACATTGTTTAAGACTCACTATGGAACGCCTACAGTGGGGCCTGGAAAAACGCGAAGGCGTCAATATAGCCAATCCTGACACTTGGCTTATGAGCACAGCCGAACTGCGTGATTTGGCCGAAACTGCAAGGCACCTACACGAAATCCGAAAGGCTCTTTAATGTTAGATCCAGCCTTGCTTATGCGTCGTGCAATTCGACAGGTATGTGATGAACAAGGTTTAGATCCNGAGAACCTACGAGCNTTGCCTTACGAACTGCACAACCAATTNGAACAGTTGGTGGTATCGGTTGCTGAAGATATGCGGTATAATCAACTACGATACTTTAGACCGTTTGCTCACCAAACTAAATTCTTCAGCACCGGTTCCAGTCTGCGTAGAGGTATCCTGGCTGCCAACAGGATTGGTAAGACCGTATCAACCTGTTTCGAAACTGCTTACCACCTAACTGGATTATATCCCTCGTGGTGGCCTGAGGATGCCAAACGCTTTGCTAAACCAGTGACCGCTATGGTAGCCGGTGAGGGTTGGAGCCAAGTTGCCCTGGTATTACAAAATGAATTGTTGGGCACCAATGATGTCAAGATCAAAGAAAATATCGGCACCGGTGCCATTCCGCGTGATCGCATAGTGTTCGAAACAATGCGGTCAGATGGTGCCAACTGTATTGGTGTTGAGATTCGACACACTTCTGGTTCCAATAGTTATTTGTTGTTTGCCAACTACACACAAGAGGTTAGACAAATGCAAGGTTTTAAACTGAATCTTGCCATATTCGATGAACAACCGCCCGATGACTTTTTTAGTGAGATTGTGACGCGAACTGCAACCACACAAGGACAAGTGCTTTGCTCCTTTACTCCACTCAAAGGCCTAAATGGCCTGGTAAGTAAGTTTTGGCATCAAGAAGAAGGTTATGAACATATTCGTGTCAGTTGGGACGATGTACCCGAATACGATCCTTGGAAAGAACCTTTCCTACTTAAAGAAACGAGACTACAACTTGAACGCGATTATCTTCCACACGAGCGTGATGCTCGTCGCAACGGTGTCCCTGTTATGGGCAAAGGTGCTGTGTTCCAAATACGGAGTTGGCCTACCTACCGAACTGGTGATTACGATTTCCGTAATACTCACGGCCTACATAGGGTTATCGCTTTGGATCTTGGATTGGTCAATGATAAGACCGTAGTAAGTCTTATGTATTGGCATCCCGAAGATCAAGAAGCCTGGTTGCACACACAGATAGTTGTAAAGGGCACAGAAGAAGCCAATCCTATGAACTACATCAATCATCTCATGCGTCCCGAAGTATTTGGCACGCCCATAGTCCTGCCCGCGGATGCCAATACTCAAGGACGCTATACAATGAACAGTCAAAGCATACGCCAACTGTTCGAAAGTTATGAACTCAATGTGCATCCAGAAGCCATTATGAACCCACCTGATGACGTAGGCCGGCGTACAAATCACAAGAGTTTTGGTATCAATGTAATGCGTCAGATGCTGGAGTTGGGAACCTTGCACGTAAATGAGAACTGCGTGGAATTCCTGCGTGAAGCACAAAATTACTATGTAGATGACAAGGGTCGCTTTAGTGACCCCGATGACTGCATAGATTCAGCACGCTATGCACTTGTTGCTTGCCTGCAAGGCATAGCAGAACCCTACGATGATCGCTCACCCCGAGCCCGATTCGAAACAGCCAAACACAATATGCGTGTATGGCAAGCACAGAAAAATAGTCGATCAGATCTCCCAGTTTGGAAGCGTGTTTGGAGCCCAGATGGTGGAGTTATGTAATGGCTAAATAACTGTATGACTACGGAAACCCAAAAATGCTCGATTTACGCAACGTTGTAATATCTAATCTAAATGGGCACTCTGGCATTATGGCAAGATTTGTCAAAATGAAGAGTTTGCTTGATCAAAAATGTGCGGCCAATTTAAGATTGTTGGCAACCAAGAACAACATCAACAGAATTAGTGACTACCACTATCTTAACCTCGCTGTCACCAATTCAACAGATCCTGTAAATGGAATCGATTACATCCACCCTGTAGTCAAGCCCGTGGTGGATTATGCAACCAGCGTAATTGTCAAAGGTATTGCACAAAATGGCGAAATCAATTTCGAGTTCGTTGCCGATAATGAAGCCGACGAACCTGCCGCACGCCAAGCCACCGAAATGGTGCATAAACTGATCAATCAAAACAATGATCCACATTTTATCCTACAACACTGGGTAATGGATGCTTGCTTGCACAAAAACGGTGAGATGTTGGTTGCTCCTATGCGTGAGCAAATCGTTCGCTATATCACAACACACGGCACTAACGATCAATTGACTGCGTTCGAACAACAAGCCTCAGATGCTGGACTCAAAGCCCTACGCACCAGCCGACGCAAGCACCACGTGGATATGAAGAATGTCTTGGCTGAACTACAACAGATCAATCAAATATTGCCAAGCCAACAACACCAAGACGAAATACAAGCGGCTATTGATCGTTTATCGGCCCTGCAAAACGGTGACGAAGAAGCAGGTGACACGACCGACGCCGCAGATCCCGTAGCCACACAAAATGAACACATCACGGATGCGGTCAATCGTAATACCATCTATGAAGCCCGGTATAAACTAACTGGCTACAACTTAAACATCAAATTTAGACCCATTGCACAACACTACTGGATGTGTGATCCAACTGTGATATCAATCGAAGAGCAACCTTTCTGCGGATTTTACAAGCCTATGAGTATCCAGGAGGCCTATGAACTATATCCCGATATCGACTTGGAACAATTTAAGGTCTATGCTGAATACTCTAACGTGGGAAGTTATCAGGCCGGGTCTTTACTCAATAATCTTGCCTTGCACGCTCGCGATTCTGTACCTATCAATGGCTTACCTGCTCAAGGGTATTCGGCCCAAGAGCCAGAAGCCCGACAAGTCACAGTTCTTACTGTATGGAATCGATACGACATCGATAACGACGGCGAACTCGAAAATATCGAAATTATCTACAGTGGTCAGTACGTTATATCCGCCCGAGAAGTAGAGTTTATTCCTGTGGCCAATATGGTTCCCAAGCCCTTGTCACAGAACTTCTATGGTATGGCCATTGCTGAATCTGTTGTTCCTATGCAAGAGTATATGACATCAGGTTATCGTGCTGAATTATTAACCGGCTTGCTACAATCAACACCACGCTTGGGCGTCAAGCCCGATCGTGTGGATTTCGAACAAATACAAGATGGCGAAGCCGCTATCTTTATTCTGGACAGCAAGTTCAATCCTGCCACGGATGTATTTGCAATGCCAATACCCCAAGGNAATCCCACATTCCTTGACAACACAATGGCACGTATGCAACAAGACTCAATGGCTATGGTTGGTATGACNNNNCCACAGGATGTGTTCAATCCCGAAGTTATGGATCCGGGCAATAGCGGTGCCAAANTNAANTTGGCNCTATCACCAAANCAANTTATNCAAGACAACACAGTGAAGAACTGTGCCGAAGGACTNAAAGATGCNATNTGGTTGATTTGGCGTACCTTGGTTGCTTATGGTGATGACTATGGAGTCAAGAANTTGGCACAAGAGTTCCATCCAGAAAAGAAACCCATCTTTATAGATTATGAATCGTTCGATGATATGAACTTCAACGAACGCAAGACAATACATATTGATCTTGCGTTGGGTATGAAGTCAGAAGAAAATAGTTTGCAACGTATGCAAATTATCAAGCAAGCACAAACTGGTATGGCACAAGAGATTGCCGCTGCCGCTACAACTGGAGCACTTACGCCCAACCTGTTAAAGAAACTCAAAAAGCCCTACGCTGATACCCTATACATATTAGGTATTAAAGATTGCGACACATATTTGCCCACTGATGAGGAAGTTATGGAGATGGTTCAGCAAGCACAAAAAGCTGCCGCATCAAAACAACCTTCAGCAGAAGACCAACAGAAAATGGCAAGTGCTCAATTGGATCAAGTTCGTGCTCAACAAATCAATGCCGAGATTGCAGGTAATACCGCAAGTCAGCAATTGGATGCCTATAGTCTCATAAAGGAACACAAGGCTCAACATTACGGACAATAAATAAATTAAATTGGAAATGAAATGATTGATCAAGATATTGTAGATGCGTTTAACAACAAACTGGCTGCCAATGTAAATGATATCAAACGTATGAGTCCAGCACAACTGGATCGCGTTAAACAGTTAGGTAGCCAAGCAGAGAATTTGTTAAAGAATAGAGAATTTGTTTT